TCTACGCACCATGTTATCTGATCAGGCACGTTACTCTGCCGCTAGCAACGTTGTTGCTGACATTGGTCGTTTATTCGGTGAAGCAATTAGCCGTAAGCAAGACCAAGACCTATGCGACTTGTTTGACACTTTCAGCCAGACAGTTGGTGGAACTGGCACAGCAGTCAGCGCCGCAACCATCTTCCAGGCTGTTGCTAAACTACGCTCCGCTGGTGTTCCTGGTAGCGATTTGGCCTGCGTATTACACCCAAATACCTGCTATGACCTAAAGGCTAACCTAACAAACACATTTGCTAATCCAAATGCTGGTATCCTACAAAACGAAGCCATGATGACTGGTTACGTTGGTATGTTGGCCGGTGTTCCAATCTATGAAACATCTAACATCACTAAGACTTCTGGTGATGCAGGTGACTGGGTTGGTGGTCTATTCCATCGCAATGCACTTGGCCTAGCAATGGCTGGTGACATCGCAATTGAAAGCCAGCGCCGTGCTAGTTTCCTAGGTGATGACATTGTTGGTAGTGCTAACTACGCCGTTGGTGAATTATACGATGGTTATGGCGTTAAGATTCTTGGCGACGCAAGCATCTAATTAGGAGATAGATAATGGCCTTCATTACAGTAGCAGGAAACGTGATTAGTTTTGCAGAATACAGCGATGTAACTGCTACTGATCAACGCATCTGGGAATCTAATGAGGGTATCGCCGATGAAACCATGGTGGAGGATCTAACAGAGAAAGCGACTAACCGCATTCTTCAGTTGGTCCGCAATACATCATGGTGGCGCGGCTATTATCTGCTAGAAGGAAACGATGCACAACGTCTAGCCACACAGACCAAATCTTATCCAGACGTTCCTCTGCCCAACGCCAATTATATTCTTGGCCGTAGGGCAGATTGGACAGACCTTTGCGTTTATTTTACACTTTATGAATATCTGCTACCAAAAGTTGCAGACTTCTCAAGTCAAGATAACAGTGAAGTTCAGAAGATTGGTGTGTATAGGACCAAGTTTGACAAATTATTTGATGAACTAATTCAAGATGGCACATGGTATGATTTTGACGGTAGTGGCACTGTCACTAGCGCAGAAAAATGGCCACAGCCACGTAACCTTGTGAGAGTAAGATGAGAACCCAACTACTTAATGCAATTACCACTGCAACCAGCACACTGACTCAGTTTGCTGTCAGCACTGAATTGCCTTGGGCACAGAATGGAACTCCCCTATTCCGCAAGAACTTGAAGAAGATCTATGTTGACCAGAGCAATCAAACACAAACAACATTGATCCCCACTCTAAACGGTGGCGAAGTTTTTCAAAATGATTTGATCACTTTGGTCTACGTGGCCTGCGATGCAAAGAATCCACCTAGCCAATTAGATAATCTCGTTGCTAAAATTTTGACAGCAAAAGATAGCACAGGCGTAATCAATTTCGGAACTGAGAGCGATTACACAATAGACAAAGATGAGGATGTGTTAGTTTATACATTTGAATTCCGAGTCAACCAAGCAACAACATAAAAGGAAACCAAAATGGCTTATATTAACGTAAGTGGTCCAAATGACAATGCGGTTATCCAGATCTCGACTGCTACTATTAGCACAACAAGTTCCGGATACATTGTTCCTGCATTGCAAGATGTGACCATCAACAACGCCGCAGGCGTATTTCAATGGACTCAACTAGACACATTCAGTCAGTTGGCTGTGTCCACTCCTGCAAGCAACAGCATCTCTGCTAACCTTGTTTTAGATAGCGCAACATTCTTCGCAGCCACCAATGGCGTGCCAGGATTGTTTGATCTAAGCAATGATGCAACTGAAGTTTACTTCCGTGTATACTTCAATGGTCGTAAGACTGGTTCTAAGTTTGTAAGTGGCTCCGGCTTCATTACAAACCTAGCACCTACAGTCAATCCAACAGCACCAGTCTGGGTAAGTCCTATTCAGATCAGTGTCAATGGCGACTTGACCGCTGGAACAGTTTAATCTTAGATTGAACAGGAAAGAGGGCTCTTAGTGGGCCCTTTTTTTCTATCTCAGTAAATATAACAAAGGACAAAGATTTATGGACCTAAAAGATTACACCGATGAACAGTTACTGGCCAGTTTAGAGGCAGAAATTGCCAAGGGCCTAAATGAATTACGCTGTCTGCAAGGCGATGCAGATAAAGTAAGTGCTAGACTCAAGTTTGCTCTTGCAGTCTTACACATTGTTAAATCAAAAAAAGATAAAAAGGATTAAAGATGAACATTCAACAATTTGCCAAAAAACCCGAACTAGTAAAAATTGAGATTACAGAAGTCTCAATAGTAGAGACCTATGAGGAACCAATCTCTTTCTGGATCTACGACAATGTAGACATCAGCACTTATTTTGATTTCTTTAAAAGTCAAAGTGATGGTGATGGAGAAAAAATTTACGAGTTATTGCGTAAGTTGATTAGGAATGAACAAGGCGAAGTTTGTATTCCCAACGATCATATATTGCCCATTGACATAGCCATTGCTAGCCTAACTGCGATCAATGAACGCCTGGGAAAGTCAAAAACCAAGCCATCGACACCAATGACTGGAACTCAGTCCGCTTAATTATGATTGGCGAAATGGCTAGAACATTTGGAGTTTTGCCCAGTGAAGTTGATTCCAGGGCATCAACATTTGATGTTATGGTCTATGATGTGTTAATGGCTTGGGATCAATATAAAGAAGATAAGAAGCATGGTAGAATCAGCACACCAAATCTTGATGAAAAAGATTTAGTTGAGATTTTAAAAAGAGCAAAAGGATAAAGACATGGCAGGAGAAATTGTTAAACAACTTAATCATTTGGATAAGGCATTGGATCCACGAAAACTGGCCAATGAAGCCTATGATTTCTTCCGCCAGACCACTCCTATTGATACCGGTCGTGCTAGAAGAAGCACAAAACTCAGCGGAGATAGCATACTTGCACAGTATCCTTATGCAGTTAGACTAGATAACGGATACAGTAAGCAGGCACCAGATGGTATGAGTAAACCAACTGAAAAGTTTATTGAACGCTACATTAAAAAGCAGACCAAATAAGGATCAGCACTATGGCAACCATACAAGAATTTATTTTACGTTTTAAGACTGAGGGAACCAATAACCTCAAGGCTCTTAAAGATGACATTAGGGATTTGACCAACAATGCCAATCCACTAAACAGTAGTTTAGGTAACCTGGCAGGACGCATGGGTCCCCTAGCATCAGGTGCGGCTGCGGCGGCTGGTGCATTTGCCTTGCTAGGTGCTCGAGCATTACAATTAGCCGGTGATTTAGAAGATATTGCAGGAGCCACTGGAGTAAGCACTGGTGTTATCAATACCTTTGCTGGTAGTTTAATTGCGGCCGGTGGCAAAGCAGAAGACGCTGGCCAGATATTAGGTAAGTTAAATCAAAGCATTCAAGAAGCCGCATCTGGAAATGAAAATTTACAAAAATCATTTCAAAAGTTAGGAGTTTTCATAACTGATGCATCAGGTCAAGTTCGTTCGACTAGTGACATTTTAAAAGATATCACTGAAAGATTCCAAAGTGGTGAATTAAGTGCTACACAATATGCAGGTGCAATTGATATACTTGGAAAAAATGTTAATCGTCTTGAATTAGCAAAATTGTCTGCGGCAGACAATCCTGCCATTACAGAAGCCACAAAAAATATTGACCGATTCAATGATGAAATTGACAAGTTGAATAAATTAGTCAAAGATAATTTAATTATAACATTTGGAGAATTTGCCAAGGCTATCAATGAAGGTGGTATCAGTGGTGGTATTGCTAAGATAACTGAAAGCATTGGTAATCTAATTGCAGAGATATTGAATGCCCCAACAGATGCCATCGCTGGATTTTTAAATCTATTCGGTGCTGGCATAAAAGATCCAGTTGGTCTAGGCACCCCATTAAAGGCCTTAGTAGAAAGAGCCAAAAGAGAAAGAGAACAATATCAAGCAGAAATGAAAAAGGCCGCTGAAGCAAAAGCCGCGGCTGAAAAGGCTTTAAAAGGCACCGCCGGAACAGCACCATTAGGTCCAGCAGGCGGCGGCTTTGGCGCAGTTCCAGAAGCCACGCTCAAAGCCATTGAAGATAGCAAAAACAGAATTGCACAGTCGGGTATTGAAGCAAGAAGGCAATCTGAACTTCAATACGCAAATGAAATTAATAGAGTGCAAATCAATGCCAAATATGAACTTGAAAAAGCCATTGCTGACATAAACGCTAAGGAACGCCTAAGTCAATCACAAAAAGACGCAGAGATTGCGGCCAAACGTGTTGAGATTGAAGCCAGAGCACAAACAGAAATTGCCAAAATTAGAGAACGTCAAGGTCAACAGTTAAGACAAGTTCAACAAATTAGCAAGGAATACGAGAAACAAACTCGTCTTCAAATAGCCGCCCTTGATTTCCAAACAGAAATGGTTGGTAAGAGTGAAGAAGAACGTCAAATTGCAGAAGCACAACGCAATCTCTTCATTGACTATGTTAATCAATTTGATGCGCTTGAAAAGCGTCGAATGAGCCTAGGCACAGATGAAAAATATCTCAACGATGAATTAGTTGCTCAACAGGACAACCTATATAAATTATATCTAAGTCAAGATAAGGTTTTAGTTACAAGCATAAGATCACTTCAAACTGCTAATTTACTTGAAAAAGATAGAGAACAGACATTAGCCAACATTGTTAAATCCTACGACGAACAAGTTCAACGTTCACAGAAGTTAGGAGAAATATTGCAAGGTGTAAATGCCAAGATTGCTGAAGAAAATCAAGGACCATCACCTGCACAATTAGCAGGCATGACTTCAATACAAAAGAAGATTGAAGAAATTAGACAATCAACTAAGTCTGCCGCACAAGAAGCCGCAAGAGCATTTGCACAAGCATTCTCGGATGATGGTGATGGCCTAACACCAGAACGTGCAGAAGAACTACGTCGTGGACTTGATGACATTGCTGGAGCCTATTCTAAATTAAGCACAGTTCAGGAAGAAATTGCAGTAAGAAATTATGAACAAAGTAGAAGTTTTGCCGTTGCATGGAAAGAAGCATATACTTCATATTTTGAAAATGCCTACACCGCGGCTGATCAGGCTCGTAATATCTTCTCCACATTTACCCGCGGTATGGAAGATGCTATTACTAACTTTGTCAAGACCGGCAAACTAAGTTTCAAAGACTTGGCCAACACTATCTTAGAACAGATCATACGCATTCAAGTTCAAAGAGCCAGTGCTACAATGTTTGGTGGTGGTGCTGGTGGTGGTGGATTGCTAGGCGGTATCTTCTCAGGCATTGGCAAGATCTTTGGCTTTGCCAATGGTGGAACACCTCCAATCAATCGCCCAAGTTTAGTTGGTGAACGTGGTCCTGAATTGTTTATCCCTCGCTCAGCAGGCACCATTATTCCAAACACTGAAACAATGGCAGCACTTGCCGGAACTGGAGGAACAACTGTGACCTACAATATTCAAGCAGTTGATGCGGCAAGTTTCCGCAGTCTGGTTGCACGTGATCCACAGTTCATGTTCCAAGTAACAGAACGCGGACGCCGCAGCCAACCAACAAGGAGTAGAGTATGACCATGAGAGGTTTACAATATATTATAGATAACGCCAGTGCTATTGAAATAGCACGACCAAAAACTGTAGCACAAATGGTCACCCGCAGTGGTCGCATTCGCACAGCAGAACGCACAGCACTACAACCATACCAAATAACTGTTACACCACCTACCTACAGTCGTTATGAAGATGTTCGTGATGTCATTGAAGGTCTTACTATGACAGATCGTGATAAAAGTGTTTGGATCAACCTAAGCAACAGTAGTGGAATGAATTACATCACTGACTATCGTGGCGAATTGAATTCAACACAGGTCAACAATCTGCGTGTAGCCAGCACTGGCACCACTGCTACCATATTTGGTAATAGTGCCTTTTCTACCACAGATGTCTTTGGATTTACAACATCAACTAATTTTGACTATGTTCGCATAGGCGGCATTCCTAACATTGGAGCACAAACTGTTGACACCTCAACCTTTGTTACCAGCACAACTTCAATCTTCAAGGCTGGTGATTACATACAGTTGAGAACACTGGCCAGTGGTGCCGTAAGTTGGGGTGTGCTAAGAACTGTGGCTTTAGATGTTGAACGTGGCACTGGTAGCACGGTGGATGTTCCTGTGCATAGACCTTGGGTCAATATTACTGCCAGCGATCGTAGAGGTGGTGATCTCTATGTGGGCAATGAGGTTAAACTGCGTGTGCTAATTACAAGATTGCCAAGTTTTCAATTGCTTCCAGGAAAGATTGTTCAATGGACTGGTGATTTTGAATTGTATGAAAATATAAACTAAGGAACAACCATGACATTAGCCACAGAAGTTAACAAAGTTGGTATACAACATTGTCTGTTGATCCAATTACAGATAGATTCAACAACCACCTACTATCTAAGCAATCACTATCAAAATATCACCTATGATGGTAACGATTACACACAGTTGGGATACTTTCTGCAGATGAGTGAAATGCAAAATGATATCAAACCAACCAACAATCAAATACAGATTGCTCTTGCAGGTGTGCCAGCAGACATAGTTCCAGACTTTCCCAGCATTGCCTTAAACAATGCTATCAAAGGCAGTCGTGTAAAAATCTATCGTGCGTTTTTTGACAGCAATCAATTGATTGATGCATACCTGCGATTTAGTGGTTATGTAAGTAACTACAGTTTAAACGAAACTTGGGATGACCTAGAACGCATGACCAGTTTTACTGTCACACTCCAGTGCAGTAATATCTTGGCCTTGCTGGAACGTCAATACTCAGGACGCAGGACCAATGAAAAGGATCAAAAGGCATTCTACCCCACTGACACAGGATTTGATCGTGTTAAGATCCTAGCAGACAGTAGTTTTGACTTTGGTAAGAAAGAATAAAATGATTAAGCAGATTAAAAGTTCAGAAGATATAGAGCAGGCCATTGGCCTTATAAAATTATTTTTGGCTGACACGGTCTACAAGGACCTATATCCAGCCAATGACAACACCATGCACCTTGGCAAGTTGATACATGCCATTGCACACAGCCATTATGCTTGGTTAGGTCTAGTCAATGATGAGCCAGTGGGTCTACTCTTGGCTGTCAAAGAAAACAACATTTGGGCTCCTACGCAATGCCAAATGCGTGAACTAGTTTGGTATGTTAAGCCAGAATATAGAAACACTACCATTGGTGGCAAACTATTTTTAGAATATTGCCGCCGAGCAGATGAATTGCTCAAGGATGGCTCCATTCAAGGATACTTTACCACAAGGATGACCAACACTGACCAAGTCAATTTAGAACGCAGAGGGTTTCGTTTAATGGAACAGACCTATCTCAAAGAATTAAAGGAATACTAAGATGCCAGCATTTACCGCAATTGGAGTAGCAGTCGCCACAGGACTTGGATTTGGTGTAGCCGCAGGAACAGCAGGTGCCATTGTCATAGGTGGAGCCAGTTTAACCTTGGCAGGAGCCCTAGTAGCCAGTGTGGTAGCCGCAGGTGCAGCCGCAGTGGTCAGCAGATTGATCAACGGTGGTGGTAGTGGAAGTGGTAGTGGAGGCACTACACAAGATCCAGGTGTGCGTGTTCAATTGCCACCAGCCACAGACAACAAGGTTCCTATTATCTATGGAACGGCCAATACCAAAGGTGTGGTCACTGATGCTCGCATCTCAGATGACAACCAGCAAATGACCTATGTGTTAATTCTAAGTGAAAAGACACAGACAGGCACATTCACTGTTGGCGACATTTTCTGGAATGATCAATTATTGACCTTTGACACTGGTTCAAATAATCACAAGGTTGCCAGCAGCCGAGATCAAAATGGATTAGGCGCAACCAACACCAACTACGCAGGTCTAATTGAAATGCGTGTCTATGCTGGTAGTGCTCAGACCTCTGCCAGTCAGATATTCCCCACAACCAATGCTGTTTCAGCAGTCAGTTACATTGGTGAAACAACCAGCACCTATGTGCTTAATGACCTAGTCTATGCTGTGGTCAAGTTGACCTATTCAAGTGAAAAAGGTGTTACTGCTCTACAGCAAACAACCTTTGAAGTGCAGAACAGCCTAAGCAATCCTGGTCTAGTGCTCTATGATTATCTAACCAGTGGTAGATATGGTGCGGGCATTGATGTTACACAGATTGATACTGTCAGCATGACCAGCACAGTGACAAACACCAGTCTCTACAGTATTGCAAATGAAATACCACCTAACCAGTTTGAAAGTGACGGCACAACCAGCACACAGGCACGCTATATTACCAATGGTGTCTTATCAACTGGCGAAACTGTTAAGAATAACTTAGAAAAGATCACACAGGCATCGGCAAGTTGGCTGACCTATGACTTTGTGCAGGGCAAGTGGACAGTGGTTCCAAACCGCGCCCTAAGTGTGGGTGAATTAGCCGCGCTGGTTACCTATGATGATGACAGCATCATTGGTGAGGTCAATGTCAATGCCACAAACCTAGAAGACCTATACGATAGTATAGAAGTTGAATTCCCAAGTAGAGAAATACGCGATCAAAATGATTATTATCGCGCCAGCATAGCCAAACAAAATGAATTACAGCCAGACAACACATTGAGCCTGCGCTATGACCTAATCAACAATGCTATTCATGCACAGCGTTTAGGTCAAATTGAATTACAGCAAAGTGCAGTTGACAAGAGCATACAGTTTAAGACAACCTATGAAGGTCTACAAACTAAAGCAGGTGATGTTATCAAGGTCACCAACGAAGTCTACGGTTTTACTGATAAACTATTCCGTGTGACCCGTGTTCGTGAAATTGAAAACGAAGATGGTAGCCTATTTGCAGAAATCAGTGGTCTAGAGTATGATGCTGATGTCTATGGTGACACCAATATCACTGATTATCAACCTAACACAGCGTCGGGCATTCCTAGTTTCGGTGGACCAGTATCATTACCACGTCCGGGAGTTGTGGTTGTTGGTAATACTTTTGCAACAAATAACAATCCTTATTTTGAAGTTAGCACCACAATTAGCCCAGCAGGCGGCGGTGTTGATCAAATCCTTTGGTATTATAAAATTGGGGCTGGTGACTATGTTTACGTGACCAATGAAGTAGGACCATTCAGCCCAGGTCAAACAGTCACTGATGATATTGCAGGTTTACCCGCAGGATCCTATTCCATATATGCTCGCGTGGTCAAAGATGGTCTTTACAGTGATTACAGTTTTGATGATTTAGGATTTCCTCCCACCAATGACATTGTTTGGAATCCTCAACCAGGTGGTGTTAACAATGGCACAATCAACACTTCTACATTCAGCAGTCAAATCAACACAATATTGACCAGCACCAACACGCTGAAGATTCCATTGGTCACTGCCACCAGTGGATTCCAGCCAATCTATGTTGACAATGAACTAGGATTTGATGCCACTACAAATCAATTGCAAGTCGGCGGACAAGGTGCTAGCCTAAACTTTACCAACACCGGCACAAGAATACTTGGATTATTTGATGGTAGTGTTACTAACAGAACCTTGATACAAACTAGAAATACCAATTCTGTCACACAGGTTGGTATCAGTCCTAACGGAACAACCACTGCGGCTGGAACCAGCGCCATTAACTTCCACACACTAAGTGATCCTACTAACAGTCCATTGCTTCGTGTAGGAACCAGTGCCTTGACTGAAACATTTATCAACAGCACAAGAAACGGATCTGTTGAACCCTTCTTGCCCTTGAATATGTATGTGGCAGGCCGTCAGGTGTTTAACGCCAACACTACCACAGGTCTAATCACCATAGCCAACGGCATTCAAACTACTGCAATTGGTTATAACACTGGCACATCAACTATCAGCCATACCTTACAGCGTCAAAATAGCCAACCGGCATATTTTATCACTGGCACAATGGCCGTAGCCAACGGCACAGGTTGGAATCCTACACAGGAACCCACAGGTACTCCTCCTTATCTAACCTACTACAATGGAACAGAATGGCGTGCTATTGGACAGCCCACAGTTTATGCACAGATTTGGACAACTGCCACAAGCACTATCAGCACCGTAACACAAAGTCAAATTATTAGTTTTACTAACATTGGACCTAGTTATGGTATAACAAATACCACTGCCACTACCATTACTCTAAATGGTCCTGGTGTTTACAACGTCATGTTTAGCGCACAGTTTACCAACAGTGGTGCCAATGCAGAATATGCCTACATTTGGTTACGACAAAATGGTGTTGATGTTGCCGACAGTAACAGTATTTTCTCTATTCCTGCCAAACACGGTGCTAGAGATGGTGCTCTAATTGGCACAGTTGATTTCTTGGTCAATGCTACCAGCAACAATGAATGGGTGCAACTTGCTTGGGCCGCAGATTCAACCACAGTTTCTTTACCCACAGTGGCCGCAGGAACTAGTCCAACAAGGCCTAGAACACCGGCGGTGATTGTCACAGTAATGAAGATCAAATAAGCCTATAACCTAGGGTTATTTTTAGCCCTAGGTAAATATCACAAACAGCAAACTTCGTAGCCCTCAGGTCTACGATTTCAACCCTCAAGGAGACATAACATGGCTGGCGTATTAACTATCAGCGACTACCTAGGTGGTCCAGACAATGTTCAACTAGAACAAATTTTTCCCGGAGATCAAAAGATTCTCCAATACGATTTCCCAACAGCAATTACTAATTGGACATTTAAAGTTCAAGAACAGACCATTGTTGTCAATCCTTTGACCTTTGACCGTTCAGGAGAACCTAATTTCTCTAGCAGTAACGTCATTGGTTATTTCCCTAAAACAACCATTGCAGATACCAGCATAAGCACCAGCAGTTATGTTCAGGTAATAAGTTCAAGTTTGGGCACAGTTAACATCACTATTCCTAAAAATTTATATGACGGTGTTATTCTTCCTGATGCACGTCAAAACGTGCCAATCACTGTGATTACAGTAACTTGGACAGGTGTTGCAGATGCAGGTTCATTTACTCCTGCTCCTATTGCCAGCCATCGTTGGGCATTCATGCAATGTTGGAATTCAAATGTAACAGCAGGTGATCCTACAACAGAATTGGACTTTACACCAATCGTCGTAGCCTAAGGAGACAGCCATGGCTACAGTAAGCGTAACGCTGGTCCAACCTCAATTCACAGCCACTTTACTGGCCGCGCCCAGCGTTACAGTAAGTAGTGGCAACGTCAATACTGTCACAGTGGTCACCAGTGCCACAACAGTTTC